CTCACGCTTCATCTGCATCTTCTGCTCATAGGCATTTACATAGTCAGCCAATTCTTGGTAACAACCTTCAATATACTTTTCAAATTCCACCTGACAGACCTTATCAAGGAACGTGACAACGCCTTCAGTAGTTTTCTCTCGTCCCTTGAATACAGTTTCAACCAAAGGACCCATATTGAGATAAACAGAATCAGTGTCCACAGCAATAACATAATCTTTCTCCTCAGTTTTTAGAATTTTATTCAAACGTTGATTCAGTTTATTCTCAATCCATCTAATTGAAACTTGTCCAGAAAGTGTTACTGCCTCTGCATTTTCCAACTTGAAGTATCTAAAGAATTCATTACCAACTGCACCATAGGCAGAGTTGAGTGAAATCTTTTTTGCCATCTGAATATTATTACATCTAGCAATTTCCTTTTCTAATTCTTTAGTTGGAGTTTTTTCATACTTCTGTTTGGCAACAAGCATTTTCTTTTTATAGATGACCCTATCACTATACATCTTGTCCATCAATTCTGGGAGAAACCCACGAATATCTTTCCTATACATGGCACCATTTGCACATACTGCATAGTCCTTGTATTCAGAAAAATCTATGGATTGGTCAAGAATTTTATCCACTGTTGCAGATGGATGTTTAATATCTACATATGTTTCAGGACTGATGTTGTATTGCATCAGAAGATGGGGATACAGTGAGTTAAGGTCAAATGACACAACCCAATCATACCTACCAGGAATAGGCTCCTTTACATAGGCACCAGCAAACTTTGAATCTTTCTTTGTATCCTTCTTGAAAGGAATAACGATATTCTTTTCTTTAAGATAGTTGTAGATAATAGAATCCCAAGTCCTTACCTGGAAGAATACATCATTATAATTAACCTTAGCATCATATGCCATAGTAATTGCCAACTCAATCAGTTTCATCTTGTCTTCCAAACGGTCAACAAGCTCCACGTCAATAATGTTATATTCTACAAACTTTTGCCAATCCTTAGTATAAAATTCCTTAAAGGTATCAAATTCAGAGTGGTCTAGTTTTTTCTGACCCAACTCTACATCTGCAATATGGTCCAATCTATAGGATTCTTGATTAGTATAAGTAAACTTCTTATACAACTCAAGATAGTCAAGAATTGTAATTCCAGCAATATCATATCTAGAATGTGTCCTACCTTTAATGATGACTTCATTCTCAGTTACAATTCCCCAAGGAGAAAGTTGTTTAGCAACCTTCTCCCCAAGAATTCTACACATTCTTCCATAGATGTATGGAATATCATACAAATCACAATTCCATCCAGTAATAACTTCTGGAGCATTATTCTCCCACCAAAAAATAAATTGGTCTAAGAGCTCTTGCTCATTAAAACACCTATGATAGGTAAAGTTTTTCCTATCACTTTTGAATGGTTTAACTCCCCAAGTTATAACTTCTTTGGTGGAATAATCTTGAATTGTGATTGTCAGAAGCTCTTCTGCACAACTTTTTACATCTGGGAATCCATTCTCAGATGCAACCTCAATATCAATTGTAATCAGTTTAATTTTTGAAATATCAAACTTGATTTCATTTGGATAATTTTCAGAAATATATTGATTGATGTATCTGGTATTTCCGTATAATTCAAAATTATCTACATTTTCATACTTGTTAATAAAATCTCTTGTTTCACGAATTGTCCCTGGTTTAATTTCCTTTACATAATTACCTTCAAGTGTTTTAAACTTACTTTTATTATTGGTTTTTACATAAAGAGTTGGATAAAACTCTTCCCTGTTTTTATAATGTTTCCCATTAGAATACCCTCTGGAAAGTATTTCATTTCCAACAAGAACGACATTCGTGTAAAAATTCATTTTATAGTTTTCAAATAGATTTCAATTTGGTCTGGTTTTGGGTCCACAATAGTAAAGATTGAATCAGAATGAATCTTAAGCTCTCGTTGGTCAGTAAATACAGGCCATCTCTTCATATCATATGTTGTTGCATCAGAAACAAACATTTGACATGGATTTACTAATTTACAATCTGGCTCTCCAAGTTCGCCTTCAACTTCATGGACTTCAGATACTAAGATTGCATCATTTTTCAGAATAAGAATCTTCAAGTTTTGCATTTAAACGCTCCATATAAGAATTTTTAACTTCATCCAAAGGCTCAACAATAGATACTACCCAATCACATGGAATAGGGATTGCTGTGTCTTTAGAAAGGGGTGCATAAGGATAAAAAGAAACATGTGCAGGCATATCTACATTAGCATCTTCCAATCTCACAAGATAAGGATTGTTAAGAACGTATCCAACAATCTTATCACCAGAAAACATTTCCTTTACATCAGCAACAACATCTTCATAAGATTTCAAAATCAAAAGTTTAACAGACATAATTCTCCAAAGTTAATGTTTTATCTTGTAATTTTATAATGTGGTCAGCAAGTTTGTCTATGTATCCTTTATTTCTTAACTCTTTGAATACAAGATTTTCAAATGCAAATTCACCAGATTTATCTAATCCAGCATTTCTCATGTCTCTTATTTTTTTGAGAAGACTTTCTAATACAGAGACATTATCTGAATGTTTAATTACACTGTTTATCTTATCAATCATATCAGAAACCTTTGACTTTAGCAAGTCCCTATCAACACTTCCTTCAAACTTACCAGGCATTATAATCCATTTATTATTCTTAACTGAATATACTCCTTGATTTTTTCTACGTTTTTTACCAACCTCTTCAATATAAGGCTCAACAGAATGTCCATAGATTTTTACATCATGTGTCAGTGACCACAGTTGTTTCTTATCTTTAAAGTAGTCAGAAAGTAAATCTGGACATTCAGTTTTAGATTTATCAATCACAACATGCAAATCCAAATCAGAATATTTTGTATAATTATATCCAGCATTTCCACCAAGAAGTAAAATATCTTCTATGCCATTTTTCTTGATTCCAACATAATCAACCCAAGCAGCAGCAATTTTTTTGAGTTGATTTCTTACCTTTGGGCGTAGCATTTCACCATCCCAGAATGTAGGATTTAACTGGTCATGGATTTGAAATGATATGGATTCCCCAAAAAATCCCTTATATGTTTTCATCTACCCCTTTTATTGATATTTAGTAAAAAGGGGGAATGGATGATACTGACCATCCTTCCCCCTGCGCCGACGATATTCAATTATATTTATTCATCTCCCCCAGCACTTGACCCAGATCGTTTGGCACATGCAGTCCCTCCAGGTGCCATAGCATACTTAATTTTTTTATAGCACTTTTCTTTGGGTTTTGATGGATTACTTCCAAAATCCCCTACCATTTCTATAAATTGCTGGAAGGTTTTCATCTATCTCTTTTATTTTTATTTAGAGATAATCCTTTCTGGTGTGGTGCTCTGGGACAATCTTCCCTAATCGAATGACAAGTAATCCATCTTCAAAGGTGACTTCTCTGACTTCTGTGTCATCTGAGAGTGTCCATGCTCTTTTGAAACTTCTTTGAGCCAAACCCTTGTGGACAAACGTCCCATTCGATTCAGTATCTGATTTTTCCCCTTCGACAAAAAGTTTTCCATACTCGGTGAAGACATTTACTTCTCCTTTTTTAAATCCTGCAAGGGCAATCTCTAAACGAGATTCTACATTATTTACCTGGACAAGATTATATGGAGGATAATTTGTTGTAGTTTCGTGAAGATTAAATAAACGATCAAAATATTCATCCATCCCAATACTGTTTTTTGTAATCTTCTCCATCAAAGAAGGAAGGTCCGCAGAAGTATAACGTACAAGGTTAGTCATTATAGTAGCTCCTTTAAAAGCGAGTTTGTGTTTTGTGGACCCTTTCGGCATCCATTACTAATTATACAACAACCAATAAAAAAGAGGGTGTTGAAAACCCTCTCCAATCATTCTGCTTCCTCTACTCTTTTCTTTTTAGACCCAATATTATATTTGGTCTCTAACACCCAATCATCTTTATCTTTGTAAGATAAAACTTTAATTTGATTAAGTGGAGCAATATCTTGAATCTTACTTTCATCTTTGATAGTAATGAGTCCCCAATCTTCAAGAAGTTGAGCAATTCTATTTCTACGCTGAACGTCATTCAGTGTTAGATTGGCATACTTTCCATCTAAAGCAAACAATTCTTTAAAATGGACAAGATAATATTTACCTTGTTTGTGAAGAATATGGCAAGATTGATATAACTTCTTTTCTTTTCTTGAAGCTACACCAATTCTAGTCAGTGTTTCACGAACTTTCAAAAAATCATCAGGCTCATTCAAAACCACCTCAACCATTTTATCAGCAGACCATTTCACTTCAGGCTCATTTCCAACTTTCATTTTCTTCCTCCAATTTCCAATTTTGATTTAATAAAGTTAAGTTGTTGTGTTGAAAGTATTTTCAAAGCTTGTTTTGCCTTTTCATTACTATAACTATAGTAAGATTTAACTACTTCAAGGTCTTTGATTTTGTCCTTCTTTAACCAAGGAGAAAATCTCTTCTTTGGTCTCAAGGTATTTATAAAAAAATCATATTGCAACTTCTTGTCTAATGAGTGATACTTATTCATTTCATTAGAATACATCAAACAATCAATATGTGCTGATAGACATCTATTAATAATATATGGAGGATATTCTTTTATAGAAGTTGGGTCTTCGTCCATAATATTTTGTTTAGTTTGATTGATAGAATTCAACCAATCTTTCAATTCATAACTCATAATTAATCAATATCAATTCTTTGCGTTGGTGTTGCTCTTTCATATATTCTCCAACAGACCTCAAAGTATATGTGTGTGCAAACTCAATTGCTTTCCAATATCCTTGTGAGAATCGTTGCTTTACAAGTTGGTCTGAATTATAACTAACCATCATATCAAATTCATATCTATTGCAGTCTTCTGCAAACTTATCATGATTAAATGATTTGTGTATAGACCCTCGCTTTCCATAAAGGTTATCCTTAATATCATAAGGAGGGTCTAAGTATACAAATGCCCTTGGATTAAAATCCTCAAAAATATAATCATAAGAGTAGTTCGTGATTCTCCAACTACCAATTAATTTTGAGTATTCTGGCAGTTTTTCAATTCCTCGCAAACTAAAGTTGTTGTTTGATGCTTGCTCTGAAAATGACGAACTTTCAGTAAGACCACTGAAGGAGCACTTGTTGACAACATAAAAAGAAACAGCCCTATCAAAACTAGATACAGTTTGGTCATTTATCTTTTCCTTTGATACCAAAAACAATTGTCTTGCTTTGTTTGGTGTATTACAAGTTGTCTTTAATGATGTAACTGCTTCTGTAAATTCACCTCCAAACATTTGAAGTTGTTGCCAAAAATTTGTAAGTGGCTCATACAAATCATTTACCCAAATTGGAAGGTCTGGGTATCTCTTTGTAATTGCAAGTGCCATGGAGCCACCACCAACAAATGGCTCCCTAAACTCATTATAGTTTGTTAAGTCTGGAAGATATTGAAATAGTTTAGTAACTGCCCTACTTTTTCCTCCTGGGTAACGAAGAGGAGTTTTAAGTGACTTCATTTAAACTTACACTCACACATAATTTCAGTTAATGCTGCAAGCAAATTAATCTCTTGGTCTGCAACAAAGGCAGATTGGTATTGATATTTAGCAACAATCAATACAGAAGCAGCAACACTTGGACCATCTAATTTTTCATAAAGAGCATCATAAACTCTTCTTAAAACTGTAGATGCATCATTATCCAAGTTAAGTGTTACCCACTTTCTAACTTCAGCAAAATTTTTTTCTTTTAGATTTTTGAGAAGTTCGCCTACAGATACATCACCAAATGTTGCAAGAATTCCAGAATCAATTTCTCCCCCTACAGCATATCTTTGACATTCATTAAGTATCCTCCTCCAATCTGGGAAGTGGATTCTAATGATTTCTGCAACGACTTTTTGATCGTATCTGATGCTTTCCTCATCCAGGATGTTTTGTAGACGCTTGAAGAATAATCCTGCCAACTGGGTTTTTTCTTTCCCTTTGATTGAGAATTCAACAACTGCACATCTTGAATGGAGTGGTTCGATAATCTTGTTTTTATAGTTGCAAGTAAAGATAAATCTGCAATTTTTATAAAACGTCTCAATATTAGCCCGTAGTAAGAGTTGAACGTCGTTTCCTGTGTTATCTGCTTCGTCAATAATGATGACTTTATGTTTACCAGTTGTTTGAAGTGATACGGTCGAAGCAAAGTTTTTTGCTTGGTTCCGTACCGTGTCCAAAAATCGTCCTTCGTCAGATCCATTAATGACATAATAATCAACTCCTATTTCTTCACATAGTGCCTTTGCAACTGTGGTTTTACCTACACCAGGAGGACCACATAAAAGCAAGTTTGGAATTTCTCCTCTATCTACAAATTCTTGAAATGATTTTTTAATATTTGGTGGTAAAATACAATCTTCAATTTTCTTTGGGCGATATTTTTCAACCCACAAGAAATCTTTACTCATAATAAAAATCTATCCTCATTCAAATGTGGAATCAGGTTCGAGAGCAATAAAATACCTAAGATTAAGTTTCTTATTAGTAAACTCTGCATGTAAAACTTTTGAAATTACTACATCATAGGATGCAGGAATAATCTTAATGTTTTCTACCTTAAAGTTAAATACAAACTCTTTATCTGTTTCACCAACAACAATTGAATACTCATTAGAAGTATCATTATTCTTGTCTCTTACAACAAGACGAATAACTCCTGCTTCACCAACAACAGCAAGGTCTTGAAGTTTATATACTGATGCTGCCTTGAGAAGTTTATCCAGTTGTGAATGGTCCAGTTGGAAACAAACATCTTTAGAAGGAAGATTAACTTCTTTATCAGGTGGTGCAAAGATTACTTCTGGGTCTGCACAAAAATACTTAACTCTACGATTTCCCTCTTTAATGGAAATATAAGAATCATTAGTGAAATCCAAATCAGGGTCTTGGTGGAGATTCAGACCATTCAGAAATTCATTCAAATCATAGATAGCAACTTCTTTTGGAAATTCTTCTTCTACACTAGATTCTGCATAGATGTTTTTGAGAATACTCATGGTGCTAATCTTAGACCCCTTTCTAATCAAAATAGATTGATTGATATTAGAAAAGTTTTTAAGGACTGAAATAGTGTTAGTAGAAAGTTTCATAATTACTTGTTTTCAATAAGGTTGAGGTGATTAATCAGAAGAATTGTATAGTGCAAAACTTTAAATAGGTCTGCACGAGGAGTCCCCTTAGTATCATAACGATCAATATATTTTGTTACATTACCAGCACAAAATCCTTCTCTACGATTGTGCTTAATTTTATCAAGTGTTTGCTCTGTCCCACCCCCAGTCCTATCAACATAGTGCTGACTATAGGTGCTTTTAATATACTCTTCAAGTTGTTTTAGAATTTTGTCTTCATTATATCGCCAAAAATTATTATCATTCATAGTAAGTTTGACAGAAAAGTTTTCATCAATTCCCATAATAAATCGCAAATTGCCTTCAATCAGTTTATCAAGTTTTAGATTAAGCGTCAACCATAACACTAAATCCTTTTCTTTTCTCAAAAGAAATTACTGAATCAAACTTGTCCAATAATTCATCCCTTTTATGAGAAATTACAAATACATTAGTTTTGTCTATCACATACTTAATGATTTTTGTAAAGTAATCCGTTCCATATTCATCAAGTGAGCTATCAAAAACTTCATCAAGAATAAGTAAATTTGTGT